TACCCAGTGATTATAAAATTCATCACTTAATAGTGCATCTTCTTCAAAGATAGCCTTTGTTTCATAATATGAACACTCAGTTCTATTCTTGCAGAGACGGATGATCTCGCGTTTAAATTGATCTTTGCCGTATTGTTCTATGTCAGACTGAAGATGTTTAGAAGAACCATAGTAAGTTCGCCAATCAGATTCTTTTCTAATCTTTTTTCGTTTACCCTTAACTTGTTTATATCCAGCTAAGGTAAAGTACTTTCTTCCAATATACTTTTTACCTGTAGGTATATGAGTTATCTGGTATACAAATCCATACCAGCTTTCCCAATCTTCAAATGGCTGACCTTCGTACAGCCATTCCATTATGTATCTTCAAAAAACTCGTCGTATTCTTCTTCTACTAATTGATCTTCCAAATCACTGCCACAAAATGGGCAATATGATTGAGTAAGATCATTTGATATGGAACTTACTACTTTATACTCGGATTCACACGAGTTACACACAATCCAGTTATCATCTATCAATTTTTTATCCTTTATAATGTAAATCCTGCAAATGTATTTTCATCTACGTCTTTATTTATGCCTCCAATAATATAGCTAGTAATTTCAGTTTCTTGTGGTGCAACCTGTAGTTCTGAACCAGAGATCCACTTTTGTGTCCAAGGTAGAGGATTAGATCCCATAGACTTACCATTCAGACCAATGGCTGCCATACGTTTATGACCAATCCAGTCTACATAATCACATAGAAGCTTTTCATTAAGACCAATCATAGAACCATCCTTGAATAGATACTTGGCCCAAGCTTTTTCCTGTTCAAGTACTGATTCAAAAATAGCAACTGCTTCATCATGAGTTTCTTCCTTGATCTTAGCAAAATCAGGATCTTCTTTTGGCAGAATCTTTAGAAGCTGCTGAGTAGCTGCAAGGTGTACGTTCTCGTCGCGAGCAATAAGTTTAATGATCTTGGCATTGCCTTCCATCTTCTTGACTTCAGCAAACGCCCAAGAACAAGCAAACGATACATAGAACCGAACACCTTCTAGAGCATTGACAGCATTAAGACAAAGCCAAAGAGCTTTTTTGTGCTTGTATCGACTAAAATTACCAAGAGCAGCTGCTTCAATGTTTATATTAATTAGATCGTCGTAGTACTTACTAATACTACCAGCGCATTCTACAATCTCTGGGATATCCAGCATTTCATCAAAAACCTTAGATGGGTCTGAATAGATATTACGAATAATATGAGTATAAGAACGTGAATGAATGGTTTCAGAGAATGCCCATGTCTGAACCCAAGTCTCAAGTTCAGGTAGAGAACAGATAGGCAGGAATGCTAGAGATGGCGCTCTACCTTGAACAGAGTCTAAAAGGATCTGCCTTTTAAGATTAGATGTAAAGATGTGCTTCTCATGATCAGTAAGATTCTTAAAGTCCTTACCATCACGCGATAGTTCAATCTCTTCTGGCCGCCAAAAGAATGACAGTTGCTTCTCAGTCAGCTTTTCAAATGCTGAATACTTTACATTCTCATACCGAGCAATATTAACTGACTCTCCAAAGAAAGCAAGTTGATTGATGTGATCTACCTTATTAATTTCAAATACTGTCATTCAATTCTCCAAATATTAGAATTTAATTTGATGTCTTTAGGCCAATCACCTTCTGTCCATGAATTATCGAAGAACCGAAGTTCATTTGTCGGCATGATTATCAATCTTCCATTATCAAGTTGAATAAACATAAATTCTTTTGACTGCGATGGTTCGGTTGTATAACTATCATACATTGGGATTACAGTAAAGAGATACCTGCCAAATAATCCAGTTTTTCTAATTTCTGCTCGTCTTCCATTTAGATAGTCATATCTAATAATAGAGAATTGGTCGCTATAACAATCCCAAAGTGCAGTATCACTCAATTTCCAATCTTTTTCTGCTGTTTCTGAAAAAGAAATGGCATGCGGCGGCAAATCTCTATATACTGCTCCACATTCTAACATAACATGGCACATCCATGATTGTTCAGCTTTGGCTCGCAAAGCAAACCAGATACATGGTTCAAATATTCCTCGCTTTGTGTCTTTTCTGACAAAGTATGATTCTACCCAACAATAGATATGATTTGGCAAACTGCCTGAACCAGTGTAAAGCATTATAAATCCTTAATTTCTGTCATGTATTTCTTTTAAATCTTACAGCTATCGCAATCTTCTTCATCTACTTCACCTCTGGCTAGAGTATCCTCAATCTTAATCTCTCCAGCCCCGTCATTTGTATTATTATAGTAAAGTGTCTTGATGCCGTATTTATAGCAAAGCAGAATGTGCTTTAGCATCTCTGATAAAGGAATCTTTTCATCTGGATAGAATTTAGGATTATAAGATGTATTTGTAGAGATAGATTGGTCGATCCACTTTTGTAGCACCGCCATAATCTTGATATAACCTTCTGGAGATTCTTGATCCCAGAGTAGTTCATACTTGTTTTTGAGCCGTCTTACTTCAGGTACAACTTGCTTTAGTACACCGTCTTTAGATCCCTTTACTGATACCAAAGCTCTAGGCGGTTCAATACCATTAGTTGAATTAGATACCTGAGCCGAAGTTTCTGCAGGCATTAGAGCCATTAGAGTAGAATTTCTAATACCATAATCCTTACCATCGGCACGAATCTTATTCCAATCCATAGACGGCATACGTGTGGTCAGTTCATCTACTTCCTTCTTATATGTATCTAGTGGAACTAGTCCATGGCCATATTTAGTCTCGTCCCACTTAGTACAAGCTCCTTGTTCTTTAGCAAGATCAACAGAAGCTCTGATTAGATAATAAGACCAGGCTTCTGCATATTCATCAATCATATCTAGATTAGGATTGGTATAGGTCATATCATTCTTGGCCATCCAGTATGCTAGATTGATAATGCCAACACCTAGTGGCCGCCGGTTCATAGTAGAAAGATGAGCAGCAACAACTGGATATGATTGATAGTCTAGTAAAGCATCTAGAGCTCGAACTGCTAGAGTACAAGGCTTTTCAAAGTCTGACGGCTTCTTAATCTTTCCCCAATTGATAGCAGATAGAGTACAAAGGGAAATCTCTCCATCTGCATCGTTTAGATCATTTAGTGGCTTAGTAGGTAGAGTGATTTCTGCACAAAGATTAGATTGGCGGATAGGAGCTTTTTCTGCAATAAATGAGCTGTGATCATTGGAATGATCTACATTCATTAGATAGATACGCCCAGTATCCTTCCGTTCTTGAACAAAGGATGAAAACAAGTCAATGGCAGGTACTTGCTTTTTACGTAGCTTTGTATTGCGTTCTGCACGTTCATAGAGTTCTCTAAACTTGTCCACATCAGTAAAGAAACTTTCATAAAGTTCTGGAACATCGTTGGGAGAGAATAGGGTGATAACACCATTGGATAGAAGTCGCTCATACATCACCTTATTGAATTGAACGCCATAGTCTAGATGACGAATACGATTGTCTTCAGTGCCTTTGTTATTCTTTAGGACAAGAAGGTCTTCAACTTCAAGATGCCACAGCGGATAATATAGAGTAGCCGCTCCGCCCCTAACACCACCTTGAGAGCAAGACTTAACAGCAGATTGAAAATGCTTATAAAAAGGGATAACCCCAGTATGAGAAGCATCCCCATTGCGAATAGGAGAATTAACAGCACGAATCCGACCGGCACCAATACCAATTCCAGCCTTTTGAGAAACGTACTTAACGATTGCCGAAGCTGTTGCATTGATGGAATCGAGGCTGTCGTCAGTTTCAATAAGGACGCAGGAGCTAAATTGGCGCTGCGGAGTACGAACACCTGCCATAATAGGAGTAGGCAAACTAATATCAAAAGTTGAAATTGCATCATAAAATTCCTTTACCCATTTGAGACGATCCTTTGTGTATTTGCTGAATAGAGTCATGGCAATAAGCATGAATGCCATCTGAGGTGTTTCATAAAACTTACCAGTAACACGGTTTTTTACTAGATACTTACCGCGCATCTGTTCCATGGCAGCATAGGTTAGTAGACCATCACGATCATGGTCAATATAGTTACCTAGTTCTTCAAAGTCTTCGGCACTATATGTAGTATAAAGTTCTTTGTCATAATATTCTTGATCTTGAACATTTAAGTAGTGAAAATAAAACTCATGGGGCTCATACCGACCATATACTTCTTTACGAAGATTATAGTTAATCAGTCTACCAGCAACATATTGATAGTTTGGGTTATCTTCTGAAATCAGTTCTGCAGCAGCTTTGATAATTGTTTCTTGGATATCAGTTGATTTGATGTTATTATAGAATTGGATCTGTGAACGAATCTCGATTTCTGACACAGAAGTACCAGGTAGACCATCACATGCTTGTTCCACAACCTTATGAAACTTATTTAGGTTTAGTGGTTCTTTATTGCCATTTCTCTTAATTACGTTGATCATCGGTTCTCCAGTAGTCTTCTAAAATAGGGAAATGGTGCATAATAATGTCTTTACATTGTTCAGCAATAAGTCTATGTTCTTTTTGTGTTGACGGATCAGTTCTTGCATCAATATAATGGATCCAAGATCTAAGGCTTCCAGCCATATACATTGTAGATTCAGTTAGACCTTCAGGTAGAACTGCGCGAGCCTGCTCTTTAGCGATACCATTATTCAAGGCCCAAGTATATACTTGCTTTGAATTAAGCACCACTGTTTGCTGCATCATATTCCATTCTTCTTGAATAAGATTATCATTAGCTTCAATAGAATTTTGGCGGTTCTTAGGATCTTGAAGTCTAGCTTCTCTATTACTAATAAATTCAGTGGCTTCGGCGTATCTCTGAGAAAATTCTTGGAATGAGAATGAACGATGTCGTAGAATCTGCCTGGCAATATCTCGAGTCGTTTTAATTTCCATAGTGGCATGAACCATCTCAAATGGAGAAACATGCCGATGCTTTAGTAGATACTTAATAAGTTTTGCGGCAGTTTGACTATTATTCTGATTAGATGGATTAGATACTCTAGCAGTATAGGCTACTAATTCTGATACAGTATTACAATCAGAATATGCTGTAGGCTTAGTGAGTCCAATTAGATTTACATTCATACTTTCTTCCATTCATTAAATTTAACAAGACCAATCATACCATTATATGTATTATCATTTATAATATCAATAACGTGCCTCTGCTTTATTCCACCAAGGATCATATCATTAATATCTTTATATTTTAAATCTGTAGGCCAAATGCAAATATTATAGCCAGAATCAAGAATCTTCTTCATTCTTTTTACGATATCAGGATTTCGTGGTTCGTTGTCATATACAAAAACAGAATTTGTATTGAGGACTTCCATATTTATATCTGCGCCACCCATGGCAATAGCATTAGGAATAAACAACGAATCAATAGGACCTTCAACAATATAATACTTCTTTGAAAAATCCACAGTATCTAGACCAAAGATCTTTTTGTCCGGCTGAAGCATAATAGTAATATATCTAATCTTATCATTAGGATCAAAGCTTCTGCCTTGATAGCCAAACATCTTTCCATATTCATCAATGAATGGAATAATTAGTCTAGGCGTATCATGCTTGATATCAAGCTTTTGTGGAATCATACTATTAGTCCAAGAAGCAAACTTTGGACAATAGAATAACTTAGTATGGGCTATATTAGGAATCTTACGATTTAGAACATAGAGCTTTGCTGGATGATTCCAGAGTAATTGAGAGATTTTCTTAAGTTTAAGAAGTGGCGATCCAGACTTTAGATAACTAGGATGTTTTTGTGCCT